TAATTACGGATATGGATCTGATATAAGAAGTTATCTATTTGAACCATTAGACTTTGGTACTGCACAAGCAATCCAAACTAATATAGAGTATTCAATAACATCATTTGAACCAAGAATAAGAATTGTACAACTAGACGTTATTCCTAACTTTGATGATAATGGATTTGATGTTGAAATGGTTTATAAAATAATAGGTTCTGATGAACCACCAACTTCTGTAGAGTTCTTCTTAACTAGGACGAGATAATGCCATATACCCAAGTAAACAATTTAGACTTCGCTGATATTAAGACAGCTCTCAAAGAGTACATGAGAGATCAGACGGAATTTACAGATTATGATTTTGAAGGATCTGCAATAAGTAACCTTCTTGATGTATTAGCATATAATACGTACTACACGGCGTTTAATACCAATATGGTAGTGAATGAACTGTTCCTTGATTCAGCGTCTCTGAGAGACAATGTAGTATCTCTGGCAAAGCAGTTAGGTTATTCTCCCAAATCAGTTACAGCACCAAAGGCAGCGATTGATTTAGATATATCATTTGGGGGAACACCACCAGCAGCAGTAACGATTAAAGCAGGAAGTGGGTTTGTTACTAATTTTGATGGTTCTTTGTATCGGTTTATACTAAAAGAAGATAATAAAGTATCTGTTGCTAATGGGGTTGCAAGTTTTACTGACATTGAAGTGTATGAAGGTTCATTCATACAGACTGCAACTGAGGTTTCTAATGATTCTTCTCAAAAATTTAAAATATCAAATAGTGGAGTTGATACCAATACTATTAATATAAAAGTATATGAGTCTTCTTCATCAACAGTCTTTACTGAATTTAAATCAGCAAGTAATATATTGGATATTGGTGCAGATGATAGTGTATACTTCATTAACGAATCAGAAGATGAAGATTATGAAGTATTTTTTGGTGATGGAATACTAGGTAAAGCACTTGTACCTGGACAAGTGGTACAAATGTCTTATATTATAACAAATGGACCTACTACCAATGGAGCAAAAACCTTTACATTTAACGGTTTAATGGAAGATGAGAATGGATCTTCTATAACAGTTCCATTTTCTGTAAGTAATATATCAACATCATCAATAGCAAGTGGTGGAGCAGATATTGAATCTATTGATAAAATCAAATATAATGCTCCTAAACTATATGGATCACAGAATAGAGCAGTAACAACTAATGACTATAAGGCTATAGTTAGAAACTTATATCCAGCAGTTAGTGATATCATCGTATTTGGTGGTGAGGATCAAGAACCACCTGCATATGGTAAAGTATTTCTTTCTATTAAACCCACTGAAGCCGCTGCGTTATCAGCATTTACTAAAAATGAATTGAAGAATGATCTCAAAAAATATTGTGTTGCTTCAATTAGACCTGAAATTGTTGATCCTTCCATATTACATTTGGAATTGATAAGCAATATTTACTATAATGGAATTAAAACTAATTTACTTCCTACGGAAATAGTATCAAAATCATCAACAGCAGTAGTGGATTATCTCAAAACCTCTGGTACTGAAAAGTTTAATGGTAAGTTTAGGTATAGTAAATTTATTAGTGTTATTGATAACGCAGATCGTGCTATCAATTCAAATGATACTGATATTGTTATGAGAAAAGATTTTATAGCACAGATAAATTCATCTTCATATTATGAAGTTTGTTATCAAAATCCTTTTAAAAAGGATTGTGACAATCCTGTAGTATCATCTACGGGTATAACAACCTTTGAGTTTCCTAATTATACCTCATATCTAGAGGATAGAGATGGTAAATTGGTACTATATAGACTAGATTCCATTACCAATGAGAAAATTCTATTGGATGATTCTGTTGGTATTGTAGATTATGATGAAGGTGAGATTATGATCACTGACTTTACTATCTTGAAGGGTAGTTTTTCCGATAATCGTATAGAATTACGAGTTAAACCTGCAAATAAAGATATAGAAGTTAAGCGTGAGGCATATCTAAACGTAGATGTGTCAAAGAGTAAGTTCGTTGCATATAAAGAAGAGTAGATGCTAAAGACTGCGAATAAGATCTCCTTTTTAGTTGATCAACAATTACCTGATTTTATAAACGAAGAGTATGAACTGTTTGGTAAGTTCATACAAAAGTATTATGAGCAATTAGAAATTTCAGGACAACCATTAGATATTGTCACGAACTTATCAACTTATCGTGATATTGATTTTTATGAGCAGAATATATTAAATCAAAGTACTACTGTAGTTGGGTTAGTTAGTGATACAGATACTAGTATTACGGTTAATGATGCGACTTCATTTCCAAAATTTGGTGGTTATGTTAAAATAAATGATGAGATTTTATTTTACAAGAGTAGAACCGATACAGAACTAAAAGAAGTTAGTCGTGGAATAAGCGGAAATACACAACTTGGAGATTTATATTCCGCATCTACATTTGTTACTACTCAAGCATCCAGTCATAGCAATGGATCTCAGGTACATAATATCAGTAATCTTTTTCTGTATGCTTTCATAAAGAATTTTGAGAATGAGTATCTTAATGAATTTCCAGAGGAATATTTAAATCAAGATGTTGACAAGAGAACCTTAATAAAGAATATCAGTTCCTTCTACAAATCAAAAGGAACTGATAAGTCCGTAAAGTTTCTATTTAAGTGTTTAGTTTCTTCAGATCCAGAACCATCTATTGCATATCCACGTGATTTCACATTAAAGAGTTCTGATTCTAATTGGATTAATAATTATTCACTCAAAGTTAAGATCCTTTCTGGTAATCCCAATGATCTTATAGGTAAAAGGATTACACAAACTAGTGGTAAACATGCTTCTGCTATTGTTGACAATATACGTTATGATGGTAAGTATGATGGAGATGATCTATATGAGATCATCTTAAATGAAGCAAGTGTAAATGGTGATTTTGCTATTGCTACAAAAACAAAGTTGAGAGATGAACTTCTATCTACCACACAAGTAGGTGGAAGGATTAAAGTTGAATCAACTTTAGGTTGGGGTTCTGATGGTGAACTTACAATTGATGATGAAATAATTACTTTCACTGAAAAGACAGTTAATACATTTACTATTACATCAAGAACTGGTACAGGATTATTTCCAATAGGGACTTCTGTAACATATGGATCTAATGTTACTAGTGGTAATGTAACCATGCTTGTTTATGGTGTTTTATATAACACTACTGTAACAGATCCTGCACCATACTCAAATGTAGGTGATATTCTTGAAATTTCAGAACCAGGATTTGTAACAAATGATGTAAGAATAGTTGATTTACAGAATAATTTAAGGTGGAATACTACAAGTACTTCTCCTCAGTCTACTCTTAATCCATCTTTAACTTCAACGATTCAAGAATTTGAAAGTGATGTAGCAGCAATATATGAAGATGGTGAGGGATACTATATCGCATCTTCTGGTTGGCCATCACATGATATTATAGATGCAGGTTCCACTATTCCATCTAATATACAAGATCAAAATAATCTTAAGATTATTAGGAAGACACCTATTTCTACAACTGAGACTTATGAGACTAAGTATAGAGATGTAGGTATTGCTGTTAATGGTATTCCTTTCTTATCTTATAAAGATGAAGATGTTATATATGGTGGAGCATTAGAAAAAATTATTGTTAACACAAGGGGAACTGGATATACTGAAGCTCCTTTTGTATTAATTGATGGTGTTGCTAATTATGCTACTAGTAATCTTGCTGGACAAGTTATTGAATCAGTCAATATTTCAAATGTTGGTAATTACAGTGATGTACCAGTAGTTGAAATTGTATCTGGTAGAAATGCTACCGCACAGGCTATTGTTACAAATGGAAAAGTTACTAGTATTAATGTTGTAAATGCTGGTGAGTATTATTCATCTCCTCCTGTTGTTAGGATAACAGATAATGCAGGTAAAGGTAGATTCGCAGAGTTTACTTCTATTATATCAAGTACTGGTGCTATTACTGGGTTTACATTAGTTAATTCTGGTAATTATTACACCCAAGAGAATATTCAAGTAGATATTATTGCTGTTGGTAGCGGAGCAACTGCTGTTGCAACTATTAAAGAGTGGAGAAAGGATAAGTATTTTATCAATAAGAATAACTTAGATTCTGAAAATGGTTATTTCTTTAAAAACTTTGATATTGAAAAGGGATATGGATATGCTTATTATGCATCTCCTACTACATTAAGAGCAAATGATACTGGATCTACACATTCACCTATCCTAGGGTATGCTTATGATGGCAACCCCATATATGGTGCTTATGGTTATACAGACCCACTAGATGCAACAAGTGGTCTTACTAGAATGTCTTCTAGCTATTCTAAGAATGGAGACAGAGATGGAGGACCATCTTTAACAACATATCCATTAGGTACATTCATTAATGACTATACATTTGTTGATGAGTATGGATCTTTAGATATTAATAATGGTCGTTTTTGCGTTACACCAGAATATCCAAATGGAACGTATGCATATTTTGTTACTGTGGATTCTTCAGGTGATCCTATATTTCCTTATATTTTAGGTAAAAATTATTATTCTCTTCCTTTAGATTCTAACTATAACTCTAAGATATCTCAGTATGATTTACCAGTTAGTGCAAATAGGTATAGAAGTTCTGATATTGGTAAAAATGGTGATAATACATATGCTACAATCAAAGAAGTTAGTAGAGGTACTGTATCATCTGCTACAATTGTTAGTAGTGGAAATAATTTTAATGTAGGTGGTAAAATAGTTGTTGATGATACTGATACTGGTGGATATGGTGCATCTGGTGAAGTAGATTCCGTTAAAGGTAAGACAGTAACATCAATTGAATCACAAGCAACAAAATCATTGTTTATTGAGATTAGTAATACTGCATACATTTTTGATGGAGATACAATAACTCAAGCAGTAACAGGTGCTACTGGTAAGATTGTAGGAGATGTTATCTCAGGTAAGAAGTTTGCTATAAGAGATGTATCTGGTACATTTAATAGTACAGATGTACTATCTTCAAATACTAGTGTATTAAATTTAATTTTAGATACTAATTCTTCATATACAAAGGGTGCTATTATTAGATTAAGTGACGGTGTTAATGCTCCTGTTGCTACTGGAGAGATTCTTGAAACTACTACTAAACAAAATAGTTTAAAAGTTAAAGTTTTAACTGGTACATTTAGTATTTCTAGTACTTTATTCTTAACTAGTTCGGATTTAGTTAATAGTACTGGATCAAAGATTGTTTCTATTTCATCTCTGAGTGACAATCTTATTATTTTCAATATACAAGATAATGTAGCTTTATTAACAACATCTGAACCACATGGTGTTGCTGTTGGCGAAAAGATTAACATTGATCTAAATCCAGATGATAGTGTTAGCACTACATTATATCATGTAAGAAAAAGAATTTATCAAGAAGCAATCGTTAAAATCCCAGTCATATCAAGGGTTCTCAGCGATACTGGTGTTGGCAGAATTTCTATTATTAATGGTGGTGGGGATTACACTGCTGCTGAATATAAGAATGTTGTGTTGAATGGTGGATCAGGAGAAGATGCCAAAGCAACTATAGTTGTTTCTGCTGCTGGTCTTGTTAATAGTGTTACTATTACTGATAAAGGAAAAAATTATAAGAAATTTGATATTCTTAGTGTTTCTGGCACTGCATTAAGTAAAGCAGGTTCATCTACTAAACCAGATTTAAAGATTCTTGTAGATCATGTTGGATTATCTGCTGATGAAGTTGTATTGACTGTTGATAGTAGTATTGGATTCACTGATGGTGATTATATTACTATAGGTAGTGAGATACTTAAGATTAATCAAGTATTAGTTGATGCACAGAATGAGCTTACTAATAAATTGAATGTTGCTAGAGGACAGAACTCAACAATAGCAGTTGATCATTTTAATGGTGCTGCTGTATCTGTTTATGATAGTGGATTTAATATTCCAATTGGACATTCTATTGGTTCTGATGTTGGAGATGCAGATGTAATATCATATACACCATCAACTCAAAAGTTAGTAGTTGCTTGGGATTATGATTTAGGTTTAACTGATATTAATCCAATTCAAGCAACTACTGTATTTTATGATAATAGTACTAATAATACTGTTACTGGAACTACAGGTAAAAAGTTGGTATCAATTGCATCTTTCACAGATCCAGTAATATGTTTTGAATTTTCTTCTGATAATTTTACATTTACAAGAAATCCTAATATTGATATAAAAGAATATTACAAATATAAGTTTGATACATCTCATTCATCAATGATAGGAGTTGGGTTTGATATTTCTCCTAGTAAAAATTTCAATCTTGTTACTCCAGAAAGGATTGATAATGAGGAACACCATAGCAACCATACTCACCATAGTGTTGACATTAAAATTGGATATGGATCTAGGGTATCAACCAATAACTATTCTACCAAACAAGATATTTCATATACGAAGTATTATTACTATGATAGAGATGGAGTAGTACAATCTGAGGGATCTTATTTAAATGTTATTGGTGATCCTTTACAAGGAGAAAAGGAATCATTGTATGTAACTCCAACTAGAATTTTATATTCAACTGGTATTAAAGCATCTCATGATGGTAATGGAGTTATAAACTATACAACTAAATCTTTATTTTCAATTGGTGAAATTAATTCTATCAAGATAATCAATATTGGTGTTGATTATCAAAAAATTCCTGTTGTAACTGGAATATATGACTCTTTAGGTAATATTAATACTGATGTTAAATGTTATTTAAACAGTGATAATATTGGTATTCCATTATCAATTAGTGTTGATAATAACGGTGGTTCTTATCACAATGATCAGACAATTAAGTCTACTATTAGATCAAATTATATTCTTACATTATCTAATGTTGTAGATGATGCTTTTACTCTAGGTGAAACAGTAGTGCAGAAATCTGGTTCTATTGTAACAGCAAAAGCAAGAGTAACATCTTGGAGAAAGGGATCTAATGTACTTGTTGTTGATAGAGTTGAAGGATCATTTAGAGAGAATCAATCTATTAGTGGATTGGCAAGAAGAAATACAGCAATTATTGAAAGTGTTGATTTTTGTTCTTTTAATCCAGTAATCAAGACTTACTTTGATAACTTAGGAAAGTATCAGTCTGATTATGGTAAAGTTAGTGATGCTAATCAGAAAATACATGATTCATATTATTATCAGGATTATTCTTATCTTGTAAAATCACAAACTCCAATTAATGTTTGGAGACAATTAATTAAAGAAACAACTCATCCAGCTGGATTCCAATTATTTGGTGAGGTTATCATTGAATCTACTGGAAACAGTTCAATGACAGGAAATACTAATACCAGTAGGATAAGTGTTTTGCAACTCTGGGATGAAAATAAGAATAAGATTACCATTGAAAGTACTAGGAAACAAATTACTCAACATATAATATCC